TGTAACACTAAGTGGTTACCAGACTCATATGCATCTAAGACCTGTTCTTGAGTATCAGTTAGATCAAAGGCACTTTCAATATCAATAAGATTGAACTTACCTTGTCGGACTTCATTGTGTTCATCCAACAGCCCATCTTGACGTAGCATACGCTTCTGACGCTTAGTTAATCTACGAGCCATATCAAATATCAATCGTATTACCGGCGCCAGATCCTTTTTTAACAGTCTTCAGAAGGTCTTTCCACCCTGAGTCTGTTTTGAAGCCTCCAACACCACCAATAATGTTAGGAGCTGTTATTACTTTTCTTAGATGGGGATGTTGTACTAATAACTCTTGGAGCTCAGTATACTTCACATTTACATCATATGTTTTGTTTGTCTTGGTGTCTTCGATAGTATAAGTTGGCACTAGATTTCGTCTTCCATATCCATTATATATTGCACATCTTTTGTACGAAGAGCTGCATTTACTTTGTTTTTATTTTTACGAGCATTGATAGCTTTTTTGAACTTGAGAGATTTTTTCTCATCTCCTTCATCATATTCATAAGGGGATGACTTGTGGACGGGACTCATGTTAGCCTCCTATTTTGTTTGGATCTGGGGGAAAGCCTTTTCTACCACACCAGTGGATACACCTTTGATTGATCCACTTTTCATTTCTAAAACTAACTTAGCATCCTTGGGGGCTATTGTTTCAAGGAGCTGTATAAACACTACCTCTCTTTTTGCTGGTTTGATATTTTCCAATACATTACCATCAACTGAAATGAAGTACTTCATCATTCTCATCTTGCCTATAAGGGCACCTTCTAGATCTGTACCTTCACCATCTTCATTCACACCTTCAGCTGGTTTATATGGAGGCTCACCTTCTGGGAGCAACCATTTGATACCTGGATTGTATGTCAGTTGTAGTAAGTCAATTAGTGCTGTAGATTCATTATTTTGTAGAATCTCAGACTTTATTTTAACGTTTTTAGATTTCCTAACTTCGTCAATTATCTCATACAGAGCTTTAGTATAAGCCATTAAAAATCACCTATGTTTTCTATTAATCCTTTAAGTTTCTTGTTGAGGAAATACGTATAGAGTTGATCACGTTTTGGTTCAAATTCCTCATTATATTGCTTCTTCACTTCATCTTTAATATAGTCTGGAATAAGAGACAAGTCAACGAGTCGTCTATTCCTATTCCAATTAGTTATGTGATCTGTATGATAGTTCTCTATTTCTTCAATATTTCTCATATCAACAAAAGTATTTAGTACTTTAGAACGCAATGGCTTTTGTCTGCCATTGATAAAGCAATCATCTTTAGATAAGATGTTTGGTATACCATCACCTCGGTCACCCTTGGCAATGTGTTCAATTAAATACTTCTCAGGATTGTCATGCTTGATCCAACGCTTACGTACTGGGTCATACTGACTTACATTACTGTATTTGTGAAGCTGTATAAAGTCTTTATCACCAGACATTATCAATACTGGCTTAGAGTGACCATTCATTAGATGAGAACCCTCAATGTCATGAATGATAGTAGCTATGAGATCATCTGCCTCAGCAGACTCAACTTGTATAACTTTATATGGAAAGTACTCTCTTATCTCTTCTCTGATAGCATTCAAACACGAGAACAGATTACTCCAATCGAGATCAGATTCGTTTCTTGCTTTCTTACGATTGGCTTTGTAATATGGATATAGCTTTTTACGCCAGAAGTTCTTATCATCACAGCATATTACTAACTCACCATATTGTTCTGTAAATTTGTTTCTGTATCCTCTGAGAGAATTCAGGACCATATGTCTAACTAGGTCTTCATTAAGTTCAACGTTATGGTGACTTCCTATCTGTGCCATCAAATTAGAAATCATCACTTGGTTCATATCAACTAAAATCATAACTATTCCTTTGTGTTAGCCATCCTCTTCATCAAAATCTTCAAAGCTGATATCGGCATCTTTTAAGTTAATGATGTTTTGAGCAAACTCTTGTAGAGGATGTTTTTGCTCAAGAGATCTGCACATTGCAGACTTAATAGCTTCACTGATTAATACAAGATCATATTTTATATCAGTGCTGCTTCGAAGGTCAAACCCATGCGTTTCCAGTGATCTGAATACATCAAAAGCAAAGTCAGTAGCATGATCTTGTATGAACTTCTGTCTTATAGCTTCCGCATGAGCTTTGAGTTCAGCTTCATTTTGCGGAGGACGTAAACCAACTTTGTGTGTGGGAAATGCAATTACATTCGACATATATAGCCCTCTAACATTGTTTACTTGTTATTTAGGCTTCTTTCGTGCCTTGGTTTTTCTCTTTACTTTTGTTTTTGTTTTAGGCTTTACGTCATCAAACTCAGGTATACCATAGTATTCATCATTCATTTCTTGTGTCCAGAGACCAATATCTTGATACCATGTACCTACTTGACGTTTGACCATACCAATAAATGGATCGGCAGGATGCCAATGATAAGCATTGACTCTTACAATACTATTGATTCTGCCTTCCATATTCTCACCCCACCTAAAGTCCAACCACACTCCAGTACGGAGATATGATTGCATATTATGGACATAGGTTTCGAGAATGTTAACCTCATTGTTTAGCTCTCTGTTCTTTTCATTGAGCTTGAGGCTTGCTTTTGCAGCCGCTAGTCTTTCTTGATTATATCTGATCCACTTTCTCACAGTAGTGACATTTACTGTATCTTTATCATCTCTGCTTACAGAGTGATGTACAGACTTATGCTCAGAAGGACCTTTAGCTGCTCTAGCTTTAGCTAAACGCTCAGCACGTTCAGCTTTCTGTTCAGGAGTTAGTGGCTTCCTGATCTTGCGTATCTTCTTCTTGGGTGCCCCATCCTTCGGCAATGCTCGTGTCGATCTCTTTGCTAGTCGCATCTTCATCTCGCTTTAAGTGTTGTGTCCATTGGAAGAAGTCCATCTTGGCTTCTTCAGGGGTCATGTCAAATCTATGTTCTAAGTGCCTAGGCGCTTCAAACATATTTACCTTCCCGGATGCTCTTAACTCATCCAGGAAGACAAATACTTCATTTCTTGATACCATTATGTACTCCTAAGTGAAAGGGAATGTTACAATATTTATAACACCTTCCATAGCATATTGAGCCAAATCAACTGTGGTACCTATAATACCATATGCTGCCATAAATGCCAAAGGAAGCGCAAAGAACACTCCACCTACTACTAATACAGTTTCCATTATTTCATACTCCATTTTCCGTTTTCATAACACATTGCACCCTCAGTATCAGGAATAGACCTGCAAAACTTTTCATCAAAGTTTAGTTGTAATCCATTCTTTCTGATATCCTCAAAGCGCGCTTGCTGATGTTGTCTAGTCTTATAAAGATCAATCAATTCCGTCTTATTGACAACGGTCTTACATGATATCATTTTACAAAAGATAGATCCACCAACTACACTAGCTGCAATAGAGAGCGGCTCAACAGCTTGAGCCGGACTTACTGCAATACTACTGGCCAGTATAAGACTTAATGACAGCTTGTTGTTCATCATTCTTCTCCTTCTTGGATGCAGCAACATTCTTATCTAACTCTTTAAATGCAGTGTTAGATCGGATCTTAGCCATCAACATCCTATCTTTCTTGAGACGATTCATGAGAACTTTACTAGCTTCCTCATCGTTATACTTCAGTAGTACATAAGCTCGGAACTGATTACCAGCAGACTGTACAACATTCTCAACTAAGCTGTAGCCAGAGACATCAGTATCAGCAACTAAATTCTTAGTCACTCTTTCGAGCTCATTTATCACAGAGGTGTCTACAGCTGTAGAACCAACCTTAGCAATAAAGTTTTTAGTCTGAGATCTCAACTGACTCTTAAACCTATCAGCCAGAGTAGTCTTAGCCATTAGTATAGCCATATCAACAGACAATTGTAGATCTGGTGTAGCAGAAGTACCTACAGCATATATACTATCTTCAGACTTAGGCATTTTCAGATACCAATCAGGGATCTTATCAACCTGTTCCTTATTAGCTTTCACATTATATGCATACAGAGCTTTAGCTCCATAAGGCGGTGTATCTTCCAAACTAGATATGTTTGTAGATCCACAAGCAGTTAAGCCTAACAGACCCAACCCAGTTACACCAATCTTAATCGACCTATTCATTATGAACTCCCTTCACGCAGGCCTTTGAAAAATCCTCTAAAGAACGCCTTAGTGTTCCATCGAGGTACTCGCTTACCTTTATAGTCTATCAAAAGCGGATCTTTGTCAACAGGTCCTAATAATACTACTTTCTGTACTGGTTCTACAGGAGCAGCCTTAGGTACCTTAGCAACTACAACAGGCTTTTGACGTTCTTCAATGTAGTCGAGTCTATTTTGGACTTCTCGCAATGTTGATTCTAACTTTCTTGTTCTTTCAAGAGCATTAGCATCAAAGCCACAGTCCGCAGTAATCTTGCTAGTGAGAATCTCCTTACCATTCTTATCTGTTGTGACAGTGGTAGTTTTTCTCACATTACAAGGATCAGGTCCAGCAGCCATTGCTTCAGTGCTCATCAGAGCAACTGAAGCGGCTACTAGAACAATTTTAGGAAGCATATTCAAGAGCTTTCTCTAAAGCACGAGTCTTTAGCTGCTTGTTAGATCCGTAGAAGTTAGAGATCAAACGAGACTCTTGAGACTTACCGATCTCATGATCGACTAAGTAAGTAGCAGCATTAAGAGCCTGCCACCATGTACCTTTAGCATATTCTGCTCCAGGCTGTGTCTCAAGTACTTCAAAAGCTCTCAAAGCATTCTTAGAAGACTTCTTATCTTCTGTCTTCTTAGAGTAGCCAGGAAACACTTCATCGAAGTAGTCTGCTACAATTTCATCCTTGTAAGACCTAGTGCCTAAGAACTGAGCCATTGATTTGAAGGATTCCATTTTATCAGCAGCTAGACCAAGAAGTTCTTTAGCTAGATCAGCATCAAAAGCACGACGATGATTGAATCGAACCTTATTCTTAGAAGGACCTTGTAGTGCAACATTTATAGTATTGTTACATACAACCCTAGTAAGAGTTTGTTGGATATCAATTCCACGACCATAAATGTGTGGGTTAGAGAAAAGTAGATATCCTTCGATGGAATCACCACCGAACAACTCAAAGGTATCAGTCATCTTAGCCAAAGCCCAGACCCACTGTCCACCTTTCAATGAACCAGCAGTTTCCATTCTCATGGCTCCAACTTCACAGAACTCATTAAAGAACTCGAAAGCCTCAGAATTCTGTACTGGATTCCAATCACCAGTGATAATTGTAAGAGGCTTAGCATCAGTCTCACGAATCAGCATCTTATGACCTGACTCAATTCGATTGCCATTGAACTCTGCATACACAGGACGCTCAATAACATCCCAATCAAGACCAGCAGCTTTTTGAAATTCTGCAGGACTAAGATTCTCTTCAACCTTAACACCTAGACCATGCCATGGAACTTCTCCAGTGTAGGCCATTTGTGCTTCGCCATTTACTACTTCTAAATTATGTGACATTTAAGTCTCCTATCTGTGTTTTCATTCTCTTATTATACACGTTATTCACTTTCGGTCAACAGCTAAATCTACTCCCTCCATTCTTTTTCAAAAACTTCAAGAAGAGCAGCATTGCACTCCTTACCATAATCGGTAAAGAGAACACCGTGCTCCCAGAAGAAGTGATCGATGTCTTGTGAATGGTCGATTTGACGACCATCCTGAATCAACCACCTAAGAGCGGTGATCTCATCACCAGCACCATTCTCAATGGTGCGAGCAATAAGCCGCTTGAACTCAACAAGCTGCTGAGCTTCATGGTCAGCAGCAGCTTGGTCTGCCTCTTCCATCTCAGCAATGAGACCGTCCCAGATGGCTTGCTTGCCATCATTGTCGGCATTGTCCCACTTATCGCAGAACCAGTTACCAGGACGAGGACGAAATCCTCGTGCTTCTTTGTGAAGGTCTGAAATAATGGTCTCATCAAATGTATATGTCATATCTGCTCTCCTCATTATTAATATAGTATACTACCGATTATCAAAAAGGTCAACACTAAAAAACAATTATTTTAAAAAAAAGTTTTTGAAAAAAGTTGTTGACCCTGTTTCAATTATGATGTATACTAAGGTATGAGAGGAAATCAAATGAAATATAACTTCGAAGATCACCATGAAATTCCACACACATTAGCTAGTTACATTGTAATGTGTGCGGATGCGCATTCAGTTCATCAGATTCCACTAGATGAAATAAATGAGTTCTTAAACGAGATGGAGGAGCATTTCTATGAGTAAACGACCTTTAGAGTTCAAAATTGACGTTCTTGCAATGTATGAGAACAACTATATCACAGCAAAGCAGGCTTTCAGGATTGCTTGTAAAAAGTTCAATCAGAAGCCTTCTGGATGCATGACTAAATACGCTGGAAGCTATATTAGAGACTACCAGAACGAGATCAAAGCTAAATTGTTCGATAAAGATGGCCGAACAATGCTGCTATGTAAAGAGAATGGATTGTATGGGTTTTAAGTTTTACAAAAAAGATATCCCAGACTGTGATACAGTTGACTCTTTCATCAGACGAGAAACTGATATTGAAGAAAGAGTCAACCACGTAAAAAGAGCCTGGGCATGGCCACATAAGATATACAGACTGGAAATGAATCTTCCAGTCAGTAACTTACAGACTGCTGTTGAAGCAGCTTTTGGTATGTATGGGTGGCATGGATTCTTGATAGCAAACTTTGGTGAAGGATACGGAGCATCAGATCTCCGTAGCCAAAGACTTGGTGGATTATCTATTACATACAACCCAGATTTCAAACAATCAGATATCAATATAAACTGTCAGACACTAGGTAACAGGAAGTTCAATCTTCCACCAGAGATGTATGCTGGTAAAAGAGGCAATGAGATATTTGAACAAGTCAATATAAAAGACTTGCGTGTTGAGTTCTTTGACAAAGTAAACAATCACGGAGCTGGTGAAGCCTGGGACTTTTTATACAGTAAAGATATAATCACACATGAGGTGTGGTCAAAAGAGAGACCTTATTATCATCAATGGAAGTATAATCCAGCCGCAAAGAACCAAACCGGTAAGAACACCTATAGCGATGCTCTCGGATTTAATAGATTGACACCGGCTTGTGAATCTGGCTACCTTGGGGAAGTGTTCAGTCAGATACCTAGAACAATAGTTCGCGGTCGTATTGTGGAGATGAAGTCTGGTGATTTGCATTGGCATCGTGACGAATCCTTCTATATGAACTTTCGTATTAACATTCCTTTGTATTTGGATAAAACAGCATACATAGCAACTGAAGATGAACAAATGCTTATGCATCCTGGCTATATGTATCATTTTGATACGGGACAACCGCATGCTGTTATAAGAAAAAAAGGTAAAATAACCAAAAGAATTAACATTATTTTGGGTGTCAGTCCTTGGTTTTATTGGAATGATGAAGACCAATCTTGGGAACAGAATGAGTTCTATGGAAAGATACATCCAGTAGAAATGTTTCATGAAGGATTGCTTGTTGACTTTGTATGATATGTAATGTATAAATATAACGTAATGTTGAAGAGGAGCAAAAGCTATGCAGGACCAGGGTGCAAATCCCTGCACCTCCACCAAAAGTTCATCATGGTGAATTTCTGGGGGGTGTGTTAGGATCGACTGGTAGTAAATAGCAAATTGGAGTTACGAGGTTGATCGCTTAATAGATCAAAAAAGTAAATGCTAACGATAATGTAGCATCTGATAATTTTGCTCTTGCAGCATAATTGATCGGGGTCCGGAGGTACCTGGCAACAGAAACCTCCACTTAATTAGGAGGAGAGATATGGTAGCAAGTCCAATAGAACTAACAGACAGCGCTAAAAATTATCTTCAAGACGCAGCTATAAATAGTGGCAAACAGTATGTCTGGTTTGGTGTAGAAGGTGGAGGATGTAGTGGATTTCAATACGCTTGGAAGTTTATTGATGATCCAGATCCTTCAGATTATAAAATGAATATTGGTAATGATCCATCTGACATGAGAGAACTGTTCTTTGTAATTGATGTAGTTAGTGAGATGCATGTACTTGGTTCAACAATTGATTATGTTCAAGAACTTGGTGGTTCATTTCTCAAAGTTATTAATCCTTTGGCAACAGCAGGTTGTGGATGTGGAGAGAGCTTTAGTGTATGATAACAATTAATTGGAAGGGCAAGATAGGTTATGGTGACATAATCTCGCCTCTTTGTTATGCTCATAATATGGCACAAAAGAACTGTGATGACGTCACCTTACATATGCACTGGATGCACAAACGAGGTGAGAAGTTTAAACCAGAAGATGCAGATACATTAGACGTTAAGTTTAAATATTTGTGGTCTATATGTAAACCTATAAACTATCATCAAGTTCATCTTAAACAATCATTTGGTAAAGAGATAAACTATAACCATGACAATTATGATGATGAATCAAATTTTCATAATCTGTGGTGGTCAAGAATAAAGAATCTCTCTATCAATAAACCATATGTTGTACTTAATACTACAGCATCACACAAACAACAGTTCGAAGAATATGATCCGGGGAAACAATGGAAGGATCCAGTTGGACTAGACAAATGGAGACAAATTGAAAACCTTATTCAAACAAAGTGGGGCATGGATGTGGTCCATTGTGACTACACCGATGCCATTGCGGATGCGGTTGATAAATATAAGAAGGCATTTTTGGCTGTAGGTTATCACGGATCTACTGCATGGGTGGCAAGGTATGTCAGAACACCTATGCTATTGTATTCAACAAAGAAGATTACTAAGAAGGCGTTTCCTTGGGCACTGGTAAAGTCCAAGTATGAGCACGGTGACTTCGAGTCTATAAACCCTTATGAAATAAGAGAGAAGGGTATAGAACGGATAAGAGAATTGGAGAAACAACTTGAAATATACCTCAACACTCCCAATATTCATAGGTTACGAGGAAAGAGAACATGATGCATACGAGGTATGTAGGTTCTCAATAGAATATCAAAACCGACGAAGAAAAGAAACAGGAACTTGGGCATGGGATGATCATCCAGATATTATCCAGCTAAGATCAAAAAGCATACCTGAATACAATCGTAATCATGGTGAACCTCAATCCACCGACTTCACATTTACTAGATTCTGGGTTCCATATATGTGTGACTTCACGGGATTTAGTATGTTTGTTGATTGTGACTTCTTATTCTTATCATCACCATATGAACTTATCAATGAGATTGATACAAGTAAAGCTGTCAGTGTAGTACAACATCCAGAGTATATTCCTCTTGGTGATATCAAGATGGATGGTATTGCTCAGCATAGATCGTTCAGAAAGAACTGGGCTTCATTAATGATTTTCAACAACGAACATCCAAAGAATCAAATACTGAAACCTGACTATCTTAATGATCATTTACCAGGTTTAGACTTTCATCATCTTAAATGGTTAGATGATGATGACATTGGTTCACTACCTATGGAGTGGAATTGTTTAGATCAATACTATCATTTGGCTGATCCAAAAGCAATACATTATACAGAAGGTGGTCCTTGGTTTATCGATATGGAAGCAGAGAAGACACATCCGTTTCACAATACGAGATACGGACAAGAATGGGTAAAATATAAAGATAGGTTTGATCAAAATGATATATCTCATCACACCACAGACGTATAATGATGGATGAATCTGATGATTGGTTTGATGATGTATCGTGGAACTTTAATGATACAAATGACATCACAATATCACTAACATATTATGGTCAAGTAGATAAGTTAATACACCACTGTGAGTTCTTTTCTGGTATGACTGACTGGTTAAAGAACCACATTACAGTACAGTTTATTAATGATGCTGCTCCAGATCAAGGTATATTTGAAGACATATGTCATGCTTATAAAAACAGATTCAAACTGAAATCTTACACTATAAAACAAGATATTGGATTCAATAATCATGGTTGTAGGAATCTTGCAATGCTACAATCTGAGACTCATTGGAACTGGTTGATTGATATAGACGTGTTCTTTAATGAAGAATTGCTACAAGCAATGACAAGTACTCACCTAGAGAACAATCAATTTTATGTGTTCAAAGTACGGTTTGACCACTATGATAACCCAGAAGACTATGAGTTATTTGATGAGAAAAAGCTATTGAAATGGGTTGCACACCCTAATGTTTGGCTTATAAACAAGCCATGTTTCTGGTCTACTGGTGGATATGATATGGAATTTGCTGGTATGAGACATGGTGATAAAGAGTTTTTTGAGGCTATTGATAAGAAAAAATACGAACATTTTCTCTTCCATCCATACCTTGAAGAGGAGTATGATATCCATGTACAGATGCCAAATAGGACAAAGTCTTATTTGAACCAGATAACTGAGCATGTAGGTTATTTACAAAAATGTGTTGACTTTGTCAAGAAAAGGAACGATAATAAAGAACGTAAGCACAAGAAGCGCTTACTTTGTTTTGATTGGCAAAGGAATGTATAATGTTGAAGAGAGTGACAATCGTGACTGCATTAGGTGTTACTTTGTGGTCTGGAGCATTAGTATCAGCTAGTGAGCCGATTACAGATGCAGAACACAAAGAACGATTCTGTATGGCAGAGGCTTTGTTCTTTGAAACTGGCAACCAGCCTATGATAGGAATATTAGGTGCTGCTGAAGTTATATTGAATAGAGTTAAGAGTGAGAAATGGCCTAACACTGTATGCGGAGTTGTACATCAAGGTCCAATTAATAAGTGGTGGAAGAAACGAGGTAAGATAGTTCCTGTCAAATGGAAGTGTCAGTTCACATATTATTGTGATGGCAAAAGTGATGATGTATCTAATATTGTTGGTACTAAGACTTGGGCTAAAGTTATCAAAGCTGTAAACTTTATTTACAGTCAGTTTGGAAAGTTACAACGTGATGGTATATCAATTACTAATGGTGCCACTCACTATCATACAACACAAGTTAATCCAAGATGGGGACAACTATTGGAACATACAATTACAATTCAAGATCATAAGTTTTTTCGATGATAGAGTTAAAGATAAATACTCCATCTCAGTTCGCTATGGAAATTGAAAAGATAGTCAAAGAAAAATCTATTGAGTATCTTGATGCTGTAATGTACTACGTTGAGAAGAATGGTATAGAGGTTGAGACTGCTGCTTCGTTAATAAAGAGTAGTCAAATTCTAAAAGCTAAGATTGCAACAGAAGCTGAAGACCTTCGGCTTCTAAAAACAAAAGGAGCTCGCTTACCATTATGAATGCTCATGAAACATATCAGAAATATATGGCATTGAAAAGACACTTCACGTCAGATTATGATATTTTCAAGTACAATGGCAAAGTAAAAAATACAGAACACTCTAGGTTTGAAGTTAGAAGAGACAAGATGTTCTTTCATAAGTTATCTAAGTTAAAGAACCCAGATGACTTTATGTTAGCTAATATGTTGCAGAACATTAACTTCTGGCCTGGTGATATAAACAATATGGAGACTCATGCTGTCTATGCTAACTGGCAAAAGAGACAACAGAGTATGTCATATATGTTCAAACAAGACCTCATGAAGTTGAAAGATTCATATGATGAGAATATTTTAACTAAGGGTGATACACATCCTTATCTAATGAGGTTAGTTATTAGAGAAGATGTTGGCGTCGAGACTATGATAGTTATGAATGAACTAACACCCTTCTTTGATTACTGGACCAAAAAACTTGGTCTGGATATGGTCTGGCAAGACCTACAGAAGAAAGCTGAGAAATATAAGCCTTTCTTTATAAATACTGTTGACTTATCTAAGTATAAGTCGTATATTATGGAACGCTTTGAATAAAACGTATACATCGCATATATCGCACATAAGGAGAAACATATGTCGCTTGCACAATGGAAGAAGAAGAACTCTACGTCTAATATAGATAAATTGACTGAAGAGTTAAGTAAACTCACTGATAAAGGTCCACGTCGTGATGACGATGGGTTCTGGAAACCTGAAGTTGATAAGTCTGGTAATGGCTCTGCTATTATTAGGTTCTTACCATCTCCAGATTCAGATGTACCTTTTGTACGTATCTGGGATCATGGATTCCAAGGTCCTGGTGGATGGTTTATTGAGAAATCACTAACCACTATCAATCAAGCCTGTCCTATTTCTGAGTATAACTCTATGCTGTGGAACTCTGGAACAGAAGCTGATAAGACGTTTGTTCGTACTAAGACTAAACGTCGACTATCCTTTATCTCTAATATAGTTGTGATTAAGGATCCTTCACGACCTGAGAATGAAGGGCAAGTATTCTTGTATAAGTTTGGCAAGAAAATCTTTGATAAGATCAATGATGCTGCTATGCCTGAGTTTGATGATGAGGAAAAGGTTGATGCATTCTCTCTTGGAGAAGGTGCTAACTTTAGACTCAAGATTCGTAATGTAGAAGGATATCGTAACTATGATAAGTCTGAGTTTGATTCACCTTCTGAAATTCCAGAAGACGACTTAGAAGGTATCTACAATCAATTGAAGCCTTTACAAGAACTTGTAGATCCTAAGAACTTTAAGTCTTACGATGAACTTAAAACAAAGCTCTATAGAGTTCTTGCTTTAGGTGGTGGTGAGACTGCTAATACAATAACTGCTGATGA